TGCGGAAGGATCTCTCTCGAAGCGGTCGGAGTTCCTGACGAAATACTGCTGCATCAAGCAGAACAGCAGCCTTGCATGGCTTCCGACGAAGATCGTCGAAGGCGCGGGCGGTGATCCGCTCCGGATTGAAGACTTCCGGGAGACCTATGCGGTCGGCGGAATCGACTTGTCGCAGACCAGGGACCTGACGTCCGCCTGCGTGATCATTGAGCGGAATGATGAGCTTTATGTGTTCAGTCATTTCTGGCTGCCGGCGGAACGGATAGACGAGGCAACACAACGGGACGGTCTGCCGTATAACATCTACATCCAGCGCGGTCTGTTGAGCCTGAGCGGTGACAACTACATCGATTACAATGACTGCTATGAGTGGTTCCATGATCTGGTGGAGAAATATCACATTTATCCGCTGATCACGGGCTTCGATCGCTACTCCGCACAATATTTGGTCCAACAGATGAAATCGGCCGGGTTCAAAATGGATGATGTTTTTCAGGGAGAAAATCTTTATGGCATCATTCAAGAAACACAGGGGATATTAGAAGATCGTAGAATTCATATCGGCGATAATGATCTATTGAAAGCACATTTATTAAATTGTGCAATAAAAATGAGTACTGAACGAGGGCGGGGAAAGCTGGTAAAGCTTTCGCCGTCTCTTCATATAGACGGTGCGGCCGCATTGCTCGATGCGATGACGGTCCGTCAAAAATATTATGCCGAGCTGGGAGACCGGCTGCGGAATGAGGATTAACATGGGACTTTTTGATTTGATTTTCAAAAACCGGCCGAAGGAACCTGATCCACGTTATGAAGGCTACTTCAAAATGCTGAATGGCTATACGCCGCGATTCACATCCTTTGCCGGTGAGATCTACGAAATGGAACAGATCCGGGATGCTATCAATGCCCGGGCAACACATGTAAGCAAGCTGAATGTTCAGGTACTTGGTGAGGCACGGCCGAGGCTCCGGAACAAAATGAAGCACGGACCGAATCAGCTGCAGACCTGGTCGCAGTTCATGTACCGGCTCTCGACGATCCTGGACGTGCAGAACACGGCGTTTATCACTCCGATCTATGACGAGTACGGTGAGCCGAGCGGGATCTTTGCTCCGCTCCCGGAACGCTGTGAGATCGTGCAGTTCAAGGACGTGCCGTATCTCCGGTATAAGTTCCAGGACGGCCGCAAGGCTGCAATCGAGTTGGATTACTGCGGGATCATGACGAAATTCCAGTACAAAAATGACTTCCTGGGCGAAAAGAACTCTCCTCTGCTCCCGACGATCGACCTGATCGATATTCAGGAACAGGGGATCAAGGAAGGCGTGAAATCGGCTGCCAGCTATCGCTTCATGGCCCAGCTTGATAATTTCAGCAAGGACACCGATCTGGTCAAGGAACGCCGAAGGTTCTCTGAGGAGAATTTTTCGAAAGATGCAAAGGCCGGCGGTCTGCTGCTCTTCCCGTTCAACTACAAAGACATCAAGCAGCTGGATGTGAAACCGTGGGTGGTCGATGCCGATCAGATGAAACTGATCAATGAGAATGTTTACAACCATTTTGGTGTGAATGAAAAAATTTTGCAGAACAAGGCATACGGCGATGAGTGGGCTGCCTTCTATGAAGGCGCGATCGAGCCGTTCGCGATCCAGTTCTCCGAGGTGATGACAAAGATGCTCTTCACTCTGCGCGAGCAGTCGAATGGCAATGAGGTCATCGCGACGGCGAACCGGCTGCAGTATCTGAGCAACCAGGACAAGCTGAACGTGTCGGCACAGATGGCAGACAGAGGCCTGATGACCAGGAACGAGATCCGCGAGATCTGGAACCTGGCTCCGCTTCCGGAACCGATCGGCTCACAGCTTCCGGTCCGTGGCGAATATTACAACGTCGGCGAAGAGACCGGCGGGGAGGAACAGACAAATGAGTAAAGAAATCAGGGCATTTACCTTTGAAGTCCGCGCTGATCAGAACGATGAGCACGGACATTTTTTATCAGGACAGCCGATCGTGTTTGACGAAAAGACGAATCTCGGCTGGCACGATGAGATCATTGAGCGCGGCGCATTAGATGACACAGATCTACGCGACGTGCGGTTTTTAATTAATCATAACACGGACATGATCCCGCTGGCGCGCTCTCGCAATAATAACGAGAACAGCACCATGCAGATGGCCGTGAATGATAACGGCATGGCTATCAGAGTCGATCTCGACACTGAGAATAATGCCGAGAGCAAAGCTTTGTACTCCGCAGTTGAGCGTGGGGACATTTCCGGGATGTCGTTCATGTTCACTGTGGATAGTGATGCGTGGGACGATCTGGAAAGCGACCATCCGACAAGACGGATCCGTTCGATTGGAAAAGTCTTTGAGGTGTCAGCCGTGACCTTCCCAGCATACGAAGCAACCTCGATTCAGGCAAGAGGCCTTTCTGATGCACTGGAGGGTGCAAAAGAATCACTGGAGAGTGCAAGAGCCAAAAAGCAGAAGGTTGAGCTCGAAAAGTCAAAACTAAAACTGAAGTATGGAGGTCCAACATGGAATTAACAAACCTTACCATCGAAGAGTTGGAAGCACGCAAGAGCGAGTTCCTGACTTCCCTTGACTCTCCAGAGATCGACACAGAGGAAAAGGTCGCTGAGCTTCGTGACCAGCTTGCAGCTGTCGATGAAGAAATGGAGACCAGGAAAAAAATCGCAGCAGAAAAGGCCGAGATCAGAGCTGCCGTCGCAGAAGACGAAGTCCCGGTCGAAGTAACAGAAGTTATTGAAACTGAAGAAAGAGGTGCAAACACCATGACAAACGCAGAAATCCGTAACAGCAAAGAGTATATTGATGCTTATGCTGAGTACATCAAAACCGAAAACGATGCAGAGTGCCGTGCTCTTCTGACAGAGAATGTATCTGGCACAGTTCCGGTTCCTGAAATCGTTTATGACATTGTGAAGACCGCATGGGAGCGCGAAGGCATCACCAGCAGAATCCGCAAAACGTACATCAAAGGCAACCTGAAGGTCGGATTTGAAATTTCCGGCGATGATGCGATCGTTCATACCGAGGGTGGCAACGCAATCGATCCTGAGAACCTTGTTCTCGGCGTTGTTGAGCTGATCCCGCAGTCCATTAAGAAGGTTGTCCAGATCTCTGATGAGGCATTAGATCTCAGTGGGGAATCTTTCCTCCGGTATATTTATGATGAGATCACCTACAGAATCGCAAAGAAAGCTGCTGATGAGATCATCGCAAAGATCGTGGCATGCGGAACAGTTTCCACAACGACATGCCCGTCTGTTGCAGCCATCACATCCGCAAGTGCATCTGTTGGCCTGATCGCATCTGCTATGGCACAGCTGTCCGATGAAGCAGCTAATCCGGTCATCATGATGAACAAGCTGACCTTTGCAGCATTCAAGGCTGCTCAGTACGCAGCAGCAGTTCCTGTTGATCCGTTCGAGGGTCTGCCGGTCGTATTCAACAACAGCATCAAAGCTGTCGCTGTTGCATCCACCGGTGATACCTGGGCAATCGTTGGCGATCTTGATCACGGCGCACTGGCTAACTTCCCGAACGGTGAAGAGATCACCTTCAAATTTGATGACATGACCCTGAAGAAACAGGATCTTGTTGAGGTGCTTGGCCGTGAATATGTTGCTCTGGGAGTTGTTGCTCCACAGGCATTCTGCAAGATCACGAAATAATTTCACTTAAAGCGAAGGAGGCACGCTATGAGTAAGATTTTAATCGCGATCCCTTGCATGGACCAGCTGCCTGCGCCATTCGCGCAGTCCCTGGCCATGATACGAAAGCCGGACAATGATGACGTTGCCTGTTCTTTCCAGATGGGATCATTAATTTATACCAGCAGAAACAACCTGGCACTGCAGGCGTTCCAGATCGAGTCAGACTATGTTTTCTGGCTTGATTCGGACATGGTGTTCAGGCAGGACATTCTGATTGAAATGAAGAACGAAATGGAAGAAAAAGGACTGGATTTCCTTACTGGCTTATACTACAGACGAGTACCGCCATTCACTCCGGTCCTGTTCGACAAGCTTGAGATTGATGAGGAAGGGCTTTGCTCCTGGACGGATTTCACAGACATCCCGGAAGAGCCGTTCAAAGTCGGCGGGTGCGGGTTCGGAGCTGTCCTGATCAAGACCGATGTTTTGTGGGACGTGCAGACGAAATTCGGCGGAATGTTCAATCCGATCGCCAATATGGGCGAGGATCTGTCGTTCTGCTGGAGGGCGCGTGACTGCGGATATGACATCTGGTGTGATCCTAAGTTCGAGCTGGGACACGTCGGCTACACCGTCATCAATGGAAAGTTTTACAAATCTTACCGGAGCGTGCATCCGGAGACAAAGGAATGACACACATGGCCTGGGAGACCGGGCCCTTTCTATGAGGTTACACATGAATCAGGAACTCTTAGTGAAATTAATGAAGGATGCAAAGCTGAGGCTGAGGATCCATACTGATGCGTTCAATGATGAGATTCAGGACTTGATTTCCGCAGCCGCTGCGGAC